ACTTTTATTTGTTTTAAATTAGCATACAATCTTGTAGTTGCTGAACCACTACCACTATCAAATCCCATTGTATTAAAAGTATTTGAACTAAAAGTTGAACCACTTAATTGAGAATCTATTTCAACACCATTTACCCATATTGCAAAATCATTATCTTTGAACTTAAATGCTATTTTATTGTTATTTGTTGTTTCTATGCTTGTTGTATCTCCACTAAATACATTTGCTCCGTAAAGCCATATTAACTTGTTAGTACCACTTGCAAAACCTAAATACATTCTATTTGTTGTTGTTCCATCTGATAAAGATATTAGCTCAAATAATGTTTTTACACGTTCTAAAGCAGCCATTTCAACAAATAAAGTTCCTTCCGTTGAATTTATTACTTGCTCATTAGCTCCATTATTACAAGCATCTGCAACCCTCGTTACTGCACCTGCACTTGTAGGAATATAAGATGTAGCGTAACTGCCTTCTTCTAATTGTGCGCCCCAAACAAGAAAATCTGATGCTGCCTCTGATTGTGTTGTTCCCGTTGTTGATGATTGTCCACTTGCGTTTGCTCTTGCTTTTCCAAAAACATATTCAACAGATGTAGAAGTTGAACCGAAACTTATTAAATTATCAGATTCAATTCTTTCCCAATTATTTGTAAGAACGTGATTAAAAATTCTTCTATAAGATGAATTTGTTGTATCAAATATATAAACATCGACTTTCTTTCCAATTTGAGAAATATCTGTTGCCTTTAGATAAATACTTTGATAAATAGTACTTCCAACCGGAGTATTTGGGTTTATCCAAGACCTCCTTACTACTGCAAATTGATTATCCGTTGGTAAGGTTAATTGTACTCTGTCAGCATTTTGTGTACCGTCGGGCGAAATAGCATAATTGGCAGTAACTAAAGGTATAGGTGTGGAATCACTTGTCGCTTTTTCCCAATAAACTTGACTAAAATCTTCTGAATAAATAACAAAATTACTTCTCTGTGGCTCTAACAACAAAGCACCATTCGCATCATTACTAAAGTCTATTCTTGGCTCATCGCTTCCTACAACCTCTATTAAGCCCTCTTTATTAACTCTTGTAGCACCACTTGCTCTTGTAAAGTCAAAAGGTAGTGGTTTAAAGTTATTGTTCTCATCATTATAAGCAAGTACAGAACCTTCCTTTGATGCCCATTGTCCGTTTCCGAATTTTAATGTATTAGCCATATCTTAATTTATTGTGTATAATTGTGAGGTTGCCATTTCTAAAAATGAATCCCAAGATGTTAAATCTTCTAACTCTGCATCTGTTAAAGCCTTATTAAAGGTCATTAGTTGTTTAGTGTTTCCATAGAAAGGTGCTACTCCACCAATATCTAAACTTGTTTTAATTAATGTATTTGCTGCAAAAGTAACACCGGATACATCTCCCTCTCTCAATACTCCATCAATCCATAATTGAAAATCATTTGACTTATATTTTAAAGCTACTTTATGAAAATCAGTAATATTTGTAACCGTATATTCTAAAGATGCCACAAAAGTACCACCAACCCTAACGAATCCTTTTATTTGATTAGTTATTGTATTGTATTGTATTGATACTCTGTCGCTCGATGACGCTCCTTGTAAAGAAATAACTCTTTCTGTTAAATCATTAGCCAAAGCACTAATTTCAGCAAACAAAACACCCTCACTACCATTAAACGTATCTGCATTACCTGCTCCATTACAAGTCTCTGCTACACGAGTAACTGTTGAACCGCTTGTTGGTATGTAAGATGTTGGGTAAGAACCTTGTTCTACTTGTATGGCGTAAATTTGTAAGTCTGCTTGTGTATTAGGAACATAATAAAAACCCCCACTTCGTGTTCCAGTTCCAGTTGCAGTATATGTAAAACTAAACCTTTGCCATTCGCTTGTTGCGGTTAAAACACCGCTTATTCCAGTTGGTGTGCCGTAATCCCCATACAATTTAAATTGTTGATTTGTTGATACATTTGATTTTACATAAGCGCTTATCGTATATTGCGTTCCGCTTGTATGACTAAATAATTGTTGCCATATTGAAACAGTGTTAGTACTTGGAATTTGTAACCTACTTGCGTTTTGTGTTCCATCAGGAGAAATAAATTGTGATGCAGTTAATATTATGGGGTTTATTCCACTTGCAACCCAACTACTTTCTAAAGATTCTGAATACAAAAACAAATTAGTCCTACTTGGCTCTAACAAAAGAGAAGGACAATCTTGTACAACTCCATCTATTAATGGATAGTCAAGTCTTGGTACATTACTTGCTACAACTTCTATTAAACCATCTTTGTTTACCCTTGTTGCAGTAGAACCTCTTGAGAAATCAAAGTCCCCATCTGTTGTGTTTGGTATAACGCTATAAACCTTCGAGGCTTTGTAACCTGAAGGAATCATAACTAACCCTGCATTATCATATTTGCTCATATCTATTTAAGTGTTTTATTCATATTATCTACTAAACAAGCGTGGGCTTCCATTAGACCACTATCATTTGATACTCTTTTGTATAAAGCATTACCATCTCCTACAACAGTCAAGAAAATGTATTCACTTACCCAACTTTGATTGTATATGCTTCCCCAATCTATTTTGTTTATTCCTTGACCCCAAGCTATCATATAGATATTTTTTTAATTTAGTTATATTGTCTTTTTTTGGTTTATATGTACTCATATCTTAGTATTACAATACCCATCCTTGAAATGTTGCATCGTGGTCAGGGTGTATGTCATTATTAACATTGCTAGTGTACTCAGGGAAAGATGATTGGTTAAAAGCCATAAAATCAATAAATCTTCTAGTATAGTACTCAGCTATATCTCTTTCCTTAGCAACTAGATAATCCACCTCATCCTTAGATACTGTCTCTGAATTTTCAGATGTATGCTTATATACACCACCATTCTTAATTGAGTAAGCAGCAAACGGCAAATAATCCACCATAGCAAAGTGAATAAGCATAGGTTGTACATAAGTATTAACCAAGTCTAAATAGTCTCCTGCTAATGTACCTGCTATTATATCAGCAGAGATTCTATCATATAGCTTAGAACCTAAATAGTTTTTAACGTGTATCTCTTGAGCAATCTTAATAAATTGTATAAACTTATCCGTGTCCACATTACCATCTATGATACTGTTTCTTACTAAGTCTGTTCTTGTTATAAATAATGCAGTAGCCATTTATTATCTCTTTTTTACAAATCCATTATTAGGCATATCTACAGGTCTAGTAGCCACTTTCTTATTGTTAGTCTCAGGTTTGAACCCTTCCTTTCTTGCTTGGTTTACGCTTACCTCAGCTTTTGGACTTTTAGTGTCAGGATTTACTCCCTTAGCCATATAAGTCTTTCTCATCCAAAAGTGATGACAATTACCTCCTCCTTTATATAACCAAATATCATAAGTATTAGCACCGCCTTTACCCCATCCTGCATTGACTATCTTTTCTCCCATAGCCTCTATGTCCTCTTTACGATAAATCTTTTTAGCAGATACCATCTTCTGACAAAACTCCCTAGATACATTCTCTCCATTCTTTTCAGTAGTCTTTAATGGTGCGTATTGATACCTTACTTTAAATTTTAAGTCCTCTACTTGACCATCTTGCTCACTCTTTGCATTAGGTCTAGCAGAACCTGTACTAGCCAATCCAATCATCTTATCAAGAGTCTCCTCTTGGTCATAATCTACAGGTCTCTCATCTACAAGTTCCCACTCATCCAAATCCTCATCCTCTCCAAACTCTATCATAAAGTCTGCAATCTCATCATCTATTCTTGGTTTATCACTTGACATTTTAACACCAGTTTCTTCCTCTCTAGTTTCCTTGTCTACAACATTATCTAAGTCTGTAAACTCTAGTGGTTGTAAGGTCTTAAAGTATAGATTTAAAGCAATATTATTAAAAGCTAGTACTTTGTCAAAGGCATCTATTAAAAGTGTCTGAAATGGTCTTATAACGGTATTATCCATTAATGTAGAAGCCGTCTCTATTTCTTCTGCGTTGTTTCCTAATCCTGATGAGTCTTTAATACCCAAAAGCATAGGAGAAACTACCCTATGAGATACCATTATTTTCTTAGAACTCTCATCAGATAAGAATTGATATTGTTGGTGTGCATCTGACAGTTGTACAGGCTCAATACTAGCAGCAGTATCTGCATTGTCATTAAAAGAAAGTATAAACTTACCTGAGTTGCTAGAACCTGCAAATTTCTGATGTATCTTGTTTTCTATTAGTTGTCTTTCCTCCTCATTAGGTACACCATTGTTAAAGTTAATTAACATAGAAGGTGCTAGACCATTCATTATGTTGTTTAGGTGGTAGTTAGATATTTCCTCCTCTAGTTCACAATACTGTAACCCTCCCTGATAATCTACTGGGGAGTAGTAATAGAATCCTGCTCTGTAAGGCTTAACAAATAATATCTCAATAGCTTCCTTAGAGAAACCAAAAGCAGGCACTCTCTGAGGCTCATCAGATGGTTTTATTTTGCTCCAATCCTTAAAGTAATAGTAAGCCTCTATATCTCCATCTTCGTTGCACTTTTCGGCTCTTAGAGTCTCTACAGGCATATGCTCTACTTGTACAATCTTAGACCTATCCTTTGAATAGATTACTTGCATAGCACAACCCCCCATTAATTTAAGGTCATACACTAGCTTTCTAGTACAATCCTTAGTAAATAAGGTTTTCATTTGTGCATATTGGTCAGGCTTTCTGTTAGAATCAGTAGCATCTAAGCCTTTACCATAAATCATCTCTGAAATACCATTGATAATAGCGTTGTTTGTAGGAGAGCCATTATATCTGTCTATTAAGAACTGATAGTAGTTATTATCTCCACCATATGATACATAGTCTTTACCTCTAACCTCAGATACTTTAGGAGATGTATAAGTACTTAGATTCACTATACTAACCTCATTATGTACTTTTTTCTGTACATTTTTGTTTATAGCGTTCACTATATTGTTTTTTCTTTTCATATTATAATGTAATCATTGTCATAAGAAGTTTCTTCCTTATAAACATCTTTATTAACTGAATAGTAGCTATTTGTCTCTTGGTCTATCTCTTGATTAGTGCAAAAAATCTTATCTCTATATATTACATTAGTTCCATCTGTGATAGTCAAGTTATAGTATGTATTTTCTACAAGATTAAATATATCTCTTATAATCATATATCCCTTGTCATATAGATAAACCACATCTAACATACAATCATTTTCCTCATAAATACCCAAATCATCTATCACTCTAGTATAATAAGCATAACCATCTAAAAAACTACCTATCTCCGTTGTTTCATTAGTCTGTTCATTTCTAATAGTAACAACTATTCGCTCAGGGTAACTTCTTGGTATAACCCTTATCTTTTGCTTCTCTGTAGTGCTTGAAAGAATCTTCATATATATATAACGTATTAATTCTCTTGTTTTGTATTAAAAAACAAAAAAACCCCTCCGATTAAGGAAGGGTCTTGTATTGTAACTATATTTTAGTTACTTATGCAGTTGGGTTTATTGGACTTGATGAATCATCAGTAGGCTCATCACAAAAGAAAGGTGGTGCAGTCTCTTGTGCAGTTAAGCTAAGAGTGAATCCTGATAAGTCTCCCATTGCAGCACCAGTAGCAATAGTTCCTCCTGTTACCTCAGCACCGTGTTCTTTACCTACTAAGAAAAAGTTACCGTTATAGTCTTCTACAACTATTTGAGGTCTCCCTGCAGCTAATAATTTAATCTGCTCTTGGGTTGCTACATCTAAAAATGTAAAGGTAGCATTTAAAGTAGTCTCATAGAAAGTAGTTCCATTTTCTCTTGATGAGTTAATAGAAGTCTCTAAACTAGAGTTTCCTTTAATTTCGTATTTATAAAATTCTGCCGCAGCATTCAATGTAATTGAACCTGCTGATGGTGATAAAGCCGCCGTTACCGATGAGTAAGGAGCAAAGTAAATGTTTTTTAAACCACCTACTGCACTCTTACAAGGTAAAACACGACCATTTGATACTGAACAAGCCATATGTTTTTTATGTTTTTTATGTTAATAAAAAAAGGGCAGATAGGTCTTATATGGACTTACCTACCCCTTTAGATTGTTTATTTATGATTATGCAGGAGTATAAAGAACAATATCAGAACCGATACCGTACTCTACGCCACTTGTAAATCTCATAATTACACGTACATTCTGAGAACCATCTAAGTCTCCCATATCTAATACTTTAACCTCGTTGTGGTCAGATAATAAACCAGTACCAAAGAATAAGTTAGATTTCTCAGCAGCCATCATAAAGTTGTCAGCTAATCCGTTAGCAACAAAGATTTTAACACCATCAAAAGATAA